CAGCACTAGTACAAGTGGAGTGTTTCCGATGGTTAGTGCTAGTGCTGCTCAGAATTTTGCGATTTATATGCGGGTAGTTCCTGACGGAACAGAACAAACAGGTAAGTATCTCCTTTATTCTGCACTTGATCCTAACAATAGGCTAAGAATATCTTCCCTAGCAACTTCCGTGATACTTTATACATATTCAGCCGGTGTATTGACCAGCAATAGCTATATATACTCCACGCAAACAGATGAGCCATTCGAGATCATAGCATTAAAAACTGATCTCGGAATGTCAATGTTAGGAAGATACTATGATGGTGCTGCGTGGACGCCTTGGGCTGTGAGTGCTAATGAAACAGACCAAGCAAAAGTAGCCTGCCCTCTTGATGACAGTTATTATGTAGGATCATTAGAGGGGGGCGCTCAATTCACAGCAAACTACCCCCGCACAGCCATCATAGCCATGCCTCCCAAGGCAACCCTGGCAGAGTATCAGACGTGGATTGAGGGTGAGCTTACACTGAGGGGGCTGATATGAGCTATCTGGATAACATGCGAACAGTGATCCTCCGCATCAAGACCACGAAAGAGAAGGTCAAGGATGCTGAGTTGGGCATCAAGAACGCAAAGTACTTTGAGGATAAGATCAACAAGGATGCTGAGAGGGATGAAGATCTCTTCAAGCATAACTGTACGAGGGTTCAGGAAGGGTATATCAGGGTTCCATCTGATCTTGAGGCTATTGAGAAGTTGAAGCTCTATCTGAAGGATGCCATCTCAGATAACTTTGAGTTAGTCTTGGTGGAAGAGAATGGACAGACAGAGTTCATGCTGCCCAGTGGGGAACTGCTTGGCTACATGGTCGGGTATCCTGTTTACACACCAACTATTGAGGAGTGATATGAAAAGATTATTGATCACACTGCTGCTGTGCCTCATGCCTGTTGCGGCGATGGCTGCACCGGGATGGGAAAGATCTATCACCGCTGAATGGGGATATGACGCTCCAGCCGATCTGGTCCTCACCGGCTTTCGGATGTATCAAGAAGGCGTTGCAGTCTGTGACTTCACCGGCTCTGATCTGCGAACCGGGACATGCAACATCCTGCTGCTGAAACGATCTACCCCGTTCACGCTGACGGCGGTATTTGCCAGCGGCGAGGAATCTCCACATTCTGATGCCTATGTGCTGCTGGATTGGGGGCCGAAGCCGAGAATTATCAGGTTGGAATCGAGATGAGAGATGCCCGCCACGCCTCTACGTAAAGCGCAGGAAAGGGACAGGGAAATAGATGGCTACCAGTAGAATCTGGCCGTGATGTCAACCCGAGGCTGAGATAAAGTGATACGAAGCTACCATCTGCCCTTTCTTGTGCTTTCTTAAGCGCACCCAGGCGGGCCACTTCTTGCAATCCTGCTAAGCCGAGGATTATCCGACTTGAATCTAAATAAAACTCAACTAGGGGGTAAGTGATGAAGAAGACATTGATAGGATGTTGTGCAATAATGATACTGGCAGGATGCAGTATGAAGACTGCAACGTATACTTTCAACCAAACTACTGCTGGAGAATGCCAGCCACAGGTATCTGCTCTTCGAGGGGCAGACAACCAGACTGCACAAGATGCTGGTAGAGGGTCAACAAATTCTGGTGGGTCAGGGAATACGATCATCATCATTGAGTCCAGTGATCAGGATGCAAAGTCTGACCCAGACTTGAGTGGCATGGCTGATGCTGTAGTGGACAAACTAACTGGTGGCTTGCCGGATGTTTCTTCAGTTATTGAAGATATTGGTGATGATGATTCTGCAACTGTAGATCAAGGGTCTGTAGAGGTGATTGAATGAAACAGTTCATTCTTTTTATTCTGTTTATAATGATTCCAGCACTTTCTAATGCTTCACTTGAGACATGTGTCAGAGCATGTCTTGATGCAGAATCACCAGTTATTCCTCCAGTTACTCCACCTGTAACTCCTCCATCCAGCAGTAAAGTATTTCCAGGCAATATAAGTTTCGAAGAACAAAGTGATATAGCAGTCGGGCAATATGCGGGAAAAGCAGTTGTGCTGCTTCCTGCTAGTTGGCTTGGCAAAATATTATCTGTTGGGCTGAATGGAGAAACAGGATATAAGGATACACCTTATAAAGGAATGCCTGTATTCAGATTTATAAAGCCAGGGAATCAGTATTCAAGACCGCTGAAATTTACAATAACTGCTACAGATGGAACAGTTTATATTGCTACATCTAGTACATCATCTCCCACTACTCCTAGTGGAAAAAATTCTGAAAGTATAAAACCATCTTCATGTGGGAATCCAGATGGAGCAAACTGTAGGCAAAATATGAGAGCTGCACATCCGGGCAGTTATTATGGATTGACTCCAACTGTTAATTGTGATGGAGATAAGTATTATATAAAGAATAGTTCTAAGCGCCAAGAAGAATCTGGCGGATGGATTTGGAAACCAGTATCGGATAGTAATAAGAATCTAGTCATAGTTGGGAAGCACGGGAAGAAATACCAGCAATGTACCGTTATCTGGTGAGGTAACTATGCGCGTGATCATCGAGAAAGATCTGGCAATGTCAGAAAAGATTGATGGAAGACATTACGTGCAAGATCCAAAGTGTAGAATTGGTGCAACGTGCTTTACGTTTGACAGAACTGGAATGAAAGGAAGATGTCGAGATTTTCGAAAACAACTTACAGGTGTCAAACTTTGCTGCAGGGATGGAAGATAATGATTCAAAAAATGATGGTTCTGATATTTCTTTTGCTGTGGGCAACTTTGAGCTATGCCACATCAGCATTAGTGGTCGATGTTGTTGATGGAGACACATTGAAGGTTGTCGACTCGGACAAGCTCACTACAGTTCGATTGTATGGAATTGATTGCCCAGAAAAAAAGCAGCAACAAGGAATTAATGCAAAGTTGTTTATTGAGAACATGGTTGAAGGAAAGACTGTGGATGTCAATCCAATAAACACTGACAGATATGGAAGAACAGTAGCGATTGTTATGTTTGGTGATCAATGTTTGCAAGAACAATTACTTGTGTCTGGGTATGCTTGGGTTTATCCTCAGTATTGTAAGAAGAAGTTCTGTCCGGCTTGGCAGACATTACAGAAGATATCAGCAGATAATAAGTGGGGATTATGGGCTGATCCTATGCCAGTTCAGCCGTGGGTATGGAGGAAGCAGAAACGATGAATCACATTCCGGAACCCAGGTTTGAATTTATCAAAGGGACTATACGAGCAAGGCTTATCGAGGACTGGGTGTATCATATCGAGGGGCAGCATCCGGTGATAATTCCAGAATCTTTTGAGACAGATTTCGCATCTGTACCGCGCATCTTGTGGCCGATTGTATCACCGATGGGAATATTGAGATATGGTGCTTTGGCTCATGATTTTGGATACCAGCATGGTTATCTGTTGACACCTGATTTTGGAGATTATACTCCGACCGACAGAGCAGCAAGGGTAATGAATGGAAATAAATATGCGTTTGGTGGAAATATTCCTATCCATGTAGGTGAAAATCGGAAATTTTTCGATGCAGTACTTCGAGATGTAACGATTGCTGCTACTGGAGCAACGTATAGAGCGTGGGGGGCATACTTTGGAATCCGTCCGACAGGTTGGTGGGCCTGGAACAAATACCGCCAACTTGGGCCTGTTGCATTCAATAACAATTCTTTAGGCATTCCTGGGGTGTGAGATGATATTACGAGATGGAAGTGAGGTACTTGATTCACGGTTTGGGCTTATCAAGCAAGATGATCCAGTAGCAACCTCACTCTTTGCTGCAACACCTCCGGATGGTGGGATTGATCTTAGCAAGCGCGAATTAATTTCTAAGCGGCGAATCAAGAAGTTCGGTGATTCGTTGCTGAACCAGGAACGTTGGTCAGCCTGTGCAGGCATGACAATGACGGCTGCACTTGAACATGAACCTGGAATACGAACCATAGGAAGTGAATGGGGAATAAATTTTTATTTTGATGCTCAGGATCATGATGAGTTTCCAGGTAGCGAGAGGCCAGGGAGTCCGGTAAAGGGATATGGCACTAGCATGTTGGCTGTTTGTGAGGAGGCCAAGCGTAGAGGCTTAATTAAGGCTTGGCACCGAGCAAATACTATTGAAGAAGTAATTATCGGTCTTGGCTATTATTCGTGTCCACTGTTTGGGTTTACTTGGACTGAGGGAATGGCTGATCCAGGTTCTGATGGCCTGAGTGTTCCGACAGGACGTATTGTCGGTGGCCATGCTACTCTTGGGTCTTTTGTAAATTTGCGAGATGACTTAATGGGAGGGCCAAACTCTTGGTTTAAGTGGAACCGAGTAATGCATGGCTTCTGGGTTATGAAAATCTCTGATGTTGAGAACAGTCTGCATCACGGTGGTGAGTGTATATTTATTGAAAAAGTATGATTACTCTGGCCTGATGACCGGAAAGGACGAGTTGAATGACCGAAGAGCATAAAGTGAAGTGTACTTTTGGAGATGATGGCATGTGTGCACTACATAGAGTTGAAGTGGAGCGCAGAAAAGGTATGGAGATATTAACTGCCAATATTCCGAAGATACTTACTTGGCAGAACCGCATAGTTGGATGGTCTTTGTTGGTTACTGTTTTTGTAGCTGGAGCTTATGCATATATAACTGACATCAAGAATGAAATGAAACGAGAGTATGCTGCAGGAATTGGGGCTACTTCGGTTGAGATTAAAATCATCACAAAGCAACTTGATCAATTATCTACTGGACAGGCAAGAGTTGAAGAACGCTACGAGGCATTGTTACGGTCATTGACTGAGATGAACTCAAGCATTAATACTCTTACTTATTTGCAATTTGATGCTGATAGGAAAAAGGAGATTAAGAGTAAATGAGTACAGTTGAGAGGATTCAGGAACTGTTGAATTGTACTTCTAGGATTCCAGAGAAAGATAAAGCAGGGATCATAACAGCTCATGGAGTTGATTGTACTGTGAGGATAAAAGCGCTGAATGATTGTTTAAAGATCGCTAAGGATGAGGAGAGCAAGCATGAGCGTAATTGATGATCTTATACGCCATGAGGGGTTTAGATCAAAACCATATTGTGATACTGAAGGCCATCTAACAATTGGATATGGATTAAACCTTGATGCTGGAATCACTAAGGAAGAAGCTCGAATGATTCTTGCTCATAGAATTAGGAAAATTCACCTTGAACTTATTTCTCGACTGCCATATTGGACAAGGCTGTCTGTTGTTAGGCAGAATGTATTGATCAATATGGCATATAATCTTGGAGTTGATGGATTGATGAAGTTTAAAGTAACTCTTAGCATGATTGAAGTTGGAAGATATGAAGAAGCAGCGAAGCAGATGCTTAAAAGTAAATGGGCTAAACAGGTAGGTAGGCGAGCTAAAGAATTATCCAATATGATGCGAGAGGGCTGAGATGTATGTGATCAGTATTGATCCGGCCCTCTGTATTGATTGTGGTAACTGTGAGCGAAGGCTGCCGGGGCTTCATATGAAATCAACAAATAACCAGTTGCTAGTTAATGAACTCAATCCAGATGTTGACTTTGTTGCAATATTTCGTGCTCTTGGTGATTGTTTAACTGATGCCATTAGTTTGAGGAGGATCAATGGCTGATCAACTAGATCGTGCATGGGAATTGTCTGAGATGCACTTGAAAGAAGCTTTGGCTAACCGAAAGTCTTTCTATGGAGAATCTCGAACGCATTGCTTGGAGTGCGACGCGCCTATCCCTGAAGGGCGGAGAAAGGCGGCGCCAGGGTGTCAGTATTGCGTGCAATGCGCTGCGGAGGTGGAGAGGTAATGGATTTCAAGTACACAGCGCCGCCTACAGTTGCCAAGTTCATGCGATCAAACGCGTTCCATCGAGCCATTTCCGGCCCGATCGGCAGCGGAAAATCAGCTGGTATGTGCGTTGAGATCCTTCGTCGTAACCTCGAGATGCCGCCATGGAATAACGGAAAAAGGTCATCTAAGTGGGCGATTGTGCGTAATACCGTAAAACAATTACGCGATACGACGCTCGCCACTTGGATGCACTGGATGCGTGACCTCGGCACTTGGCACGAATCGAAGATGACGTTTAGGTTGAAGTTCGGCGAGGTGGACTCTGAGATCCTGTTCCTTCCGCTTGATACCGTGGATGACATAGGAAGAGTTCTCAGTTTGGAGTTGACTGGTTGCTTCATCAATGAGTTTCGGGAAGTACCGGTTCCACTGTACGCAGATATCAAAGGGCGACTTCGGCGGTACCCGAATCCGGTTGAGGTCCCGGGAGCATGGTATGGCCTGATCATGGATACCAACCCACCGGAGATCGACAGTGCTGCTTACAAGCTCATGGAGCATCTGCCGCAGGAGGAAGGGAACGAGAATAGTATCATTGAAGTTGATACCTTCAAGCAGCCGTCAGGGCTGTCGCCACAGGGCGAGAATCTCGATCATCTCCACCCCGATTATTACAAGGACCTCGCCAAAGGCCAGACCAAGGCGTGGGTCGACACTTACATCCACGGCCTCTATTCGCCATCCATGTCTGGTAAGCCGGTCTACGGGGCGACCTTCCGTCCTGATCGGCATGTGTCGCCAGTGCATCTGCAGCCGGACCCGGACCTGCCGG